GTTCTCTTTTTCCCATTGTGCTAAATCGGTCATGATTTAACTCCATTCCGTAAGTGTGCTGATTGCAATGTCGCAAGCCAGCAAGTCTCCTGTAGGCAGGTTCAGCACTTTAGGGCTGGACACAGTTCCTACATTGAACACGATAGATGAGGCTTCCAAGAGCTGAAAGACTCTGACCACATCGTCCTCAATCCCTGCAAGGTTTCCCTGATTGTCCAGTAAAGGCACAAGGATGGTAATAGTAAAGTTGGCTAATGGCGCAACTGATGTGCGGTCATTGTTTGTAGGCGTAATGTATGGATCAGCAGGGCTGACAATGACGCTGTTAGCAATAGGCGTAGCAGGTGGGAACGAGAATACGCTCCACTTGGTATTGTCAGTAAGTGCCGAGGCTATAGAAGCTCGAAGAGTCGTTATCGCTGGCATCAGCCCACCATTGAGTTAGGGCTTAGGTAAGGTGCAAGTAAGCCACGAACGCGAGCCATAAGCTGGTTAGACATTGTGTAAGGGCTTGGTGCGTAGCCGTCAATAGATACGCCCTGGCCGGTCGGTGCCTGCCTGGCCTGCCAAATTGCCACAGAAAGCATAAGGCTGGCTTCCTGAATAGCAGGAATGGTTGTGTAATCAACGTAAGTATCTGCTGCCACTTGACCATAAGGGTTAATTGGGTGGTATGGGTTATCGCTTGTGTGAGTTGTAGTTACAGTAAAGCTTTTATCTCCAACGCCAGTAATGGTCTTAGTGCCATTGAACTTAGTGCCGGACTTTGTGATGACTACTGACTGCCCTACATAAAATACATCTTTGACGTAATCATTGAAGTATAAAGTGCCTACTGTGCCAACGTTGCTGTGCGCAATAGTGGGAGTCGTGTTAGTCCATAGAAAAGGCAGCAAGACATCATCGGCGGCATCTGCAACGGATTGAATTACGCTATCCGTATATAATGTCCCGATTCCAAGTGCGGTTCTCAATTCCGCTACTGTTGTGATGCTCATTGTTATCCTTTCTAAAGACTCAAGGGGACTGCAAGGGCTCTGGCAGCCCCCTTGAGCGACTTAGTTCAAGCTGATTAGGCTTGGAAGTTGTAGCGGTAAACTCCGCCACCATCTTTAGCAACGTAAATTGCTAGGTATCCGTAAAGGTTGATTTCAACCTCACCAGATGTAAGGACGTTTACGCGAAGCTGGGTTGTTGGTGATTCCCATGTGTAAACAGATGAAGGTGCAACAAGGAACATCGAGTTATCGCCTGTACCTGTTGTGATGTTGTGATCAACAATGAGGTTTGTACCAAGTACGTCACCGACAACTGAAGTTGGGCGAGCTGAACCTGATGTGTTCATTGGTGATGCTGCATTGTAAAGTGCGCGACCTGTGGTGTCAGCGTAAGACATAATCTGACCCCATTGTGAAGGTGATGCGATGAGTGCAGATGCGTAGTCTCCGCCTGTGTTGCCGTAAATCTTTGCAGCGTTTACAGAGATGAATGATTGAAGAGCTGATGATGATAATGCGCGACCATCATCTTGCTTTCCGTTTGCTGTCAAAGCAGCGATGAGGGCTGTATCTGTTGCCTTCTCGTATGCCTTGCGAAGTTCTGCCATTACGAGTTCCATGAACGCAGGTGAAGAGCGGTCAATAAGCTCGAATGAAATGCGCTGGAGACCAGAGAACTTGTTAATAGTTACTGTGTCATAAGCAGATGTCATGCCTGTTTCTGATGGTGCTACACCCTCATCTGTGTCTGCAACTGTTGGTGCAGTATTTGGTGAAGTTGAAGCGTTGGTGTACATGCGAGGGACTGTAAATGAAAGCCCTGAATCAACCAATGCACCACGAGTTGCAGCATTAAACGCTGGACGACCTGTAAATGTATCTGTGATGAATGTGTTGAGGTGCTGTGGGAGTGTAAGTCCTGTGTTGGTTGAGCTGGAATCATCTGCTGCACGAACAACGCGGCGTGCCTCGTCATCTCCAAGTGCTGCCTTGATGTTTGCTTCGAGGTACTGTGCTGATGAAATCGGCGCGGTACGCTCCTTGGTGTAATGTGATGCTGCAACTGTTGGGCGAGCCGCTTCTTCTGCCGCTGCTTCAACTGCTGGAGCTTCTACCTGTGTGGTATCTTCCACGACTGGCTCGCTTTCTGTTGGTTTGGTTTCTTCAGCAGGGATGACTTCCTCTGCTGCGATCTCTAGCACTTGAGCAGACTTAAAGGCTGGCTCTGTTACTAGAGAAACTTCTTTGAGTTTGGCGGCAGTCACAACTGTGTGACCTTCGCGTGATGGTGCTGATGCAATAATCTCTGCACCGATTGACAAGCCAGAGACAAGTCCTTCTTGTGCCATAACAAGTGCATCATTACCACCTGTTGAACGTGACAACTTAAAGGTTGCATAGATGCCATCTGGACGAACTGTGGCTGTAACCATGCGTCCTACTGGCTTCTTCATGTCGTGCTGTGATAGCAACTTAATCTTTGATGGATCGTCAATCTCAATAGAACCAGCCTCGAATACAACGCCACCAAGATTGGTATTGCCAATTTCGCCAGTTCCCATAGGTACAATTTTGCCGCTGATTTCGCGGCGTTCTTCGCTACATTCGATTGAGGATGCTTCGATGTATAGAGTTTCCATTAACTTAGACCTTCGCTTCCGTTTGGAGTCAAATCTGTCATTTCCATAGCCTGTTCAGTTGTAATCAGCCCTAGAGTTAGCATCTTCTCAATAACTTCAAGTTCCTTGATTGGGTCTTGCTTAAGGAATGTATCAAATACTGCAAAGCGGACTTCGTGTCCTGCTGTAGAGATGTCATCCATAGATAGACGAGTCTGAATCGCCTGTACATAAGGCTCGATGCTTAGAGCAAAAAATTGTTTTCTTTCCTCAGTCACGTTGGCATAGGTCATTGTCGTATTCTGATCCGCTGACAAGTAGTACGCAGGTACGTTCATAGCGCGGGCAATTTCAGTAGATAAGTTCTGTATCGCCTCGTTATACATCATGTCTTTAGGTGAGAACTGTGTGGACTGGAACTCGAGAGTGCTAGTGAGGTACGCAGTCGAGTTGTTATTTCTGCTTCGTTTCCAAGCTGCAAGAAGTCCAGAGACCTCTGCAGGTGGTAGGTCTGCGCCTGTGTTCTTTAAGATTCCGCTAGACATTGGAGTAGCTGATGCGATAGATGCAGCCTTGTTAATGTCAATCGCTGACTGGATGGTGCGACCAGCGCGCTCTAAAACGCCTTCATCGAATCCCTGAATAGTAACAATGTCGTTCATCGCGATTGGTGCAGCATCAACGTAATACTGTGTAACCATGATGCCTTCTAGGTCAGTTGTGAATGTAACGCGAGCGTTAGCAATCCATTCAAAGGCTGCTGGTCTGCCATCTTCTGCGTAGCGTTCTGTAACACGAAGATAAGAGACTCCGTAGAAGAGAAGGCTATCTACGATCCAGCAGATAGTAATAAATGATGGTTGATTCTTTGCTAGTTGATTAACCCAGCGAGGCGATGCGATTTTCTCGCCAGTTCTCTTGTTGTAATACTCAAGAGGGATTCCTGCAACTGTTCCACAGATAAGGTTGCGGGCTCTTGCCACGCTTGGCACAGACATGGCTTCTTTGCGTGATACGCGCAAAGCAATCTGGCTATAGATTGAGGGCAGATTTTCGCCCATGACTTGTGGCGCAAGCTGCGCTTCTAATATCTGTGGCTTACGCGAAAAGAGACCCATAGAGGGCAATTATACACTACATATAGATTATTCTGTGTAAATAGCCGCTACCTGTTGTGGTTTGTAAAGCATGTGAACAACCATCGCGGTTGCAATCGCTCCAGAGACATCTCCTGCTGACTTGCGTTTAACAATGCGCCAAGCCGAGTCATTCACTTTGGCTGCGCAGTTATTCATCTGCTGAATCCAGTTTTCCTGACCCGCATGAACAAGGCGCTTTGAGTTAAGGCTGTCATTAAGGTCTCCGCAAGCCTGATAGAAGGAAGCCCCAGATATGTCTTGGGTAATCTGTCCAGCGTTTGTCAGCTTGTCTGCAATCGACTGGGCTGTGTACTTGTCGTAGCAGATTTGACGTGGGCGATATTGGTCAGCCCATGCCTTGATGTCCACAGCAATCTTTAGATCATCAACGCTTACTTGTGACTCCCACGTTTGTAGGATTCCAACTCCGATGCGACCATCTGGGAGTATTTGTCCAGCAACCAGACTTGCATTACGGCGAGACGGACTGACATCAAATGCAAAAACTGTATAACCGCCCACAGGAATCGTGAGTGTTGAGTCGCTCGTCTCCTCAAGGATTCCATGAGCCCACGGAGAAGCAAGAGAGTCAATCCATTGGCAGAGCAGCTCTGTTCTAGTATTTTCAATAGGACTTGTCGCAACAGCTTCTTCAAGGGATTCCTCACTTATCATATATCCGAGTGCTGGATTAGCTTGAGCCCAACCAACACGATCTGTAATCTTGCAATATTGGGGAGCCGAATACTCATAGAATCCAAAACTCTTAGGCGGGTTCTCCAGCGCCCTTTCTCTCATGCCATTTAAGACTACCGAGAAAGCGTCTCCTGCATTTGAGGTAAGAAGCGTTTGAGCATTTGGACGCGCTCTAGTTGTAGGGATAGCCGCTCTATATCCTTCTTCGTTAATCTCTCGGAGTTCGTCAATGAA